GCTCCTATGAAGCAGAAGCGACTATCAAAATAGTAATTTGTTTTTCATTTTTGTGTTTTTAATGTAAGTAAAAAGGGACCTTTTAGGCCCCTTTTTCTTTTAAAAAACTTGCTGTAGATACGTTATTCCCATGTATATGCCAGATGATTTCTTCTGCGTTATTCACAACGGCATGTTTTAGCCCATATGCTTTCCATATAATCCTCCACACCATATCATCAAAGCCAAACATATCTTTCTCTTCTAGATTAATGATAGCATCTAACGCTTTCTTATTGAATGCGTAAGTCATAGGCATTCTATAATCTACATCTGCATTACCTCCTAGATCTTTAGCATTAGCTAGATATACATCCGTACCATTAAGTTGAAATTGAATTTCTGAAGATACTATATCTACGTCTGGATGAGTTTCAAAGAACGTAACAATGTTCTTTACATAATCAGCCTTGTATATATCATCGTCATCCATCTTGATGAATACATCGTAGTCTTCATAATCATCTACAGCTTTAACAGCTGCTATATTATTGAAATGTGTGTGACTATTCTTAGTTAGAATGACATGATCTGTAACAAGATCATTAATTAACGTTAGTGCATCTAATGGATTCTCTGACGTAATGTTTATAGTATGTGTAATATCTTTATAGCTCTGGTTCTTTACACTAAGAACGCATTGTCTTAGCATGAAAGGACGATTATAAGAAGATGTAAACACTAAGACTCTCATACGAAATATCGTTGCTTATACTCTTGATTAATCTGTTCTGGATTGTTAGCAATGAAGTCATAATATGGTTTATAGAAACTATACAGCTCATTGTAGCTAATTGTTTCTATTGGACCTTTTGCATAATCACCAGATGCTTTCTTGTGATTTTCAAAGTTATTAGGATTATTGATGTCTCCTGACTGCTTATGTCCTGCTAGTTCTTGTGGATCACTCCAGTTAAAACAATAGGATGGTAGATAGTTCTTGTTGTTTTCATCTATCTGTCCTTCATCACGAAGCTTTGTGTACCACGATAAACCTTCATAGCCTGTAAGGTCACTACGGAATCCAATCTCACGAATTCTGTCCATCTTTATAATAACAGAAGCTTCCATAGTGTTCATAACTAACTCTACTTTTCCAGGAGCAGCATAGAAGCTCTTCTCAGGCTTCCATGCGTCTTTACCAGATTCTTCTATACCTTCTACAGCTTGCTGTATATGCCATGGAAGATAAACATCATCATCGTCCGCTAACATGAAGTAATTACCTGTGGCATGTGTAATAGCATCTCTACAGATTTGTCCTCTATTCTCATAAGGCTTTCCTGTAATATAATCAGTTGCGTTATTCACTACAACAACATTAGAATCAGGAGTTGCTAATTCAAATGGGTGCTCTACGTCTGTATTGAATAATATTAGTTCGACATTCTTATATGTCTGTGCATAAAACTGTGATAAGATTCTTCTTACACAATAAAATCTTCTATAAGATGTGCACACAAATGATACTTTCTTCATTATCGTTTTAATAAAACTTGAGAATCAGTAAAGTATACTAATTCAAATCCATTACTTAATAAATAAGGAATAGTTAATTCTCCTTTACCTGCCCACTGATCATTAAATACATCATCTATAAGAATAAAACAATGATCATTTAATTTATCCCAAGCAGCTTTCACCTCATTTAATGAATGATTGTGGCATGCACGAATGTTCTCTTCATCTCCACAATAGTCAAAGCTATCTAAGAACAATAGATCAATCTTTTTATCAAAGTTCTGTAAATAATGTACAGAATCATCCTTTGTGTATTCAATAAGATCGCTAGGAGGTACAATTTTCTTAGACTGATTTATATGGTTTTCATCAATATCTACAACATATACTTTAGAACCTGTCTTTTCAGCATAGTATTGCCAATTCAATGTGCTCCAACCATCACCAAATTTACTTTCTTCAGTTACATTACGAATGCAACCAGTCTCAACGATTGTTATTGGTTGAGAATAGGTGTTCTCAAGAATCTCTATGACTCTTGAGAACGATCCATTTCTACCTGTTATAGGTTTTTCTACCATACTAAGATGACATCAAATGGTGATACTAATAACTTGTTCTCTTCACCAATAGGAATCACTGGTGACTTACTTAATGATGTTGGATCTACTAAAATCTCATCACCTGCTTTGATGTCTGTAACAAGATCACCTACAGCGTATACAGTTAACTTGTTTAGCTTCTGCATCATCTCTTTCTCAAGAGCTTCTTTTGTGTTCTCATCTACAATAAGTTTACCTTCTTCTTTCTTAGGAAGGTCTAGTAACAATCTGTTACCACGTAATACTTTGAAATCTGCCATTAGAATTGAATGTTTGTTAGTTTTTTAAATCTTGCAATATCTTCACCTTTCAAATGAATATCTGATTGAAAGATATCACGCTTGCGTTGTACACCTATCACTTTACCTGTCTTAGGATTAAGTGTAGGAACTTCCTCAACACGCTCATGAATATCATCTAGTAGAATAACTAGTTCATCATCAAATGCGATGCTACGAATTACTTTGTTTACATTGAAAGAGTCTGTGTACTCCTTGTCCCCCTCTGTGCGAGTGTAAAAGAATTGGTTTGTCATTGGTTTATTTTGTTTAAAAGTTGTTCTCTACGTTTGTTAACTTCTTCATATTTGTACATATCGCCTTCTACAGCAGTATGTTCATCCAAAGTTAATAAAATTATGTTAGATTCTTCGTATGCGAGTTCTGGATATTTTTCTTTAGGCATGATGTGATGAAAGTAAGTTGACATTGGTTCACTTCCTAAGTAAGTTCCACTCACCTCAGAATAATGTTTTCTCTTATTCCATATTTCCATAAAAAAAGATCGCATCTTATTAATCTTCTCCTTATCTACAAAAGCTTTAACCTTTGTAGTTATTCCTAGCTGCCTAGAAGCAGGTAAGGGTTTACGCTTAATGTGATTAAGACATAAACCCTTTGACCAGATTCTATTCTCGCAGCCTTCTACGCTGCATGTTTTCATTAGTCCATCCATTTACCATGTTTGAACAAATGCCAAGTTCTATGCTTTAGAACTTCGATAATCAAGGAGAATAATGAATCTGCTTCATATTCTCCAGCTTCTACAATTAGTTTCATCCTTTAAATTTAGATAGTTCTCTATTAATATACCAGACAGCTTTCTCAAGATCCTGTTTCTTATTGCCTTTCTTATCAGCTCTAAGAATGTATTTAACAGCATTGCCTAATGAAAACCCTAAGCTATAGTCTTCTATGATGTCTATAACTTCCATCTTGCTTCCCTGGTAGTGATCAGGGTGATTGACCATTTCTTTATTTACCTGTACTTCCATGTCCTTCTGTTCCTCTAGATGTTTCTGATAATTCTTCTACTTCTGAATAAGTGATTAATGGTACAGGTACAATTACTAACTGAGCAATACGATCACCCACTTTATAGATATCTGCCCATGGATTCTTCTGATTAAAAGTAACCATGATCTCACCTCTATACCCACTATCGATTACACCAACAGAGTTACTCATAACTAAATCATAGTTACGTACAGAGGAACGTGGGAACACAAGTCCCACCATTCCTTCTGGTATCTCTACTGCAATACCTGTACCATATACTATTTGACTGTTACTATCTCTAGAGAAATCAACTGATGTAGCTACAAGATCTGCACCTGCATCTCCTGGTTTGCCAAACTTAGGCTTCTGTGCTGTCGGCACTAACTTCTTGAAGTGTATCTTCATTTTCTTCTTCGTTTATTTCCTCTGTAGGAAGTTCTGTTTGATTAATTTTGTTAATAATATCTTGACGTAATTTGTCAAAGAATTCTTCGTTGTCCTCTAATAGAGTTCTGAACTCATCAATATCATACTTGTTCTCATTATAAGTGATAGTCTTACCATACTTACGTAAGATTTCAAACTCATTAGCTAATACTAAGATCTCACCAATGCGATCAATACCTTCACCATACACCACCTCGAACTGAGCTAGTCTATAAGGAGGAGACATCTTATTCTTTACAGACTTAAGTTTAGTAACATTACCATATTGGAAATCACCATCCTTAGCTGCTGACTTGGTAACTTCTATACGAACATCAGCACCATACTTTAATGCATGACCGCCTTGAGTTGTAGTAGGATTACCAAACATAACACCAATCTTCTCACGATACTGAGAAACTATAATAGCACAGGTATTATTTCTAGCTAATGCAGTTTTCATCTTAGGATATGTATCACTATTCAACTTAGCCTTACGACCAATGTTAGAATCACCTACATCACCATCTAAGATCTTCTTAGGAATCAATGATGAATCTGAGTCAATGATAACAAGATCAATCTCTCCAGTGTTGATCAAGTCTAGTGCAATGTTGAAACCCTCCTCGCCACAAGATGGCTGAGCTAATAACATTGAATCTACATCTACTCCTAATGCTTGGAAGTATTTCTTATCTACAGCATGCTCGCCATCGATATATAAAACTTTCCCTCCGTTCTTCTGACAGTTAGCTACAGCATGTCCACAGATTGTAGACTTACCTGAGCCTTCCCATCCCATAAGTTCATAAAGTTTACCCTTTACAAAACCTCCTACGCCTAACACAACATGATCAAATCCTATAGATCCTGTTGAGATAAGATCGTATTCTCCATACGCTTTTGTGTTTAATGTAAGCACTGTACCTACACCATACTTTTTGTTTAAAGAGTCCAATGCGTCCTCTAGCTTCGATTTACCCGAAGCTTCACTTGCTTGCTTTTTTGCCATGATTTAGTTTTTTTGTTTCTTAAAATTACGAAAATTAACTGAAAAAAGAAATAGCCTAGACGTAAAACACCTAGGCTATTTGTACTAATTTATTCACTTTAATTCATTATGGAAAATAATATTTTTGATTTGTCCCCGCAGTGTGTCTCGGATAGTATGGACATTCTCTACACATGTTGCCACAGCAAGTCCCTCTACTAGAGAGGAACTCACGTGACATTACAACCTTATTCTGTGGCACAAGCTCCGCCTGCACAGGCTGCAACTTGTCCGAATTCAACATTGTCGTTTGCTTCTTTGACATTGGTTAAATCTAATTCTTTAAGTGTGACAATTCGTTTATTATATTCTTCTTCTGTAATATCTTCAAACGGTGCTTGTTGATATGAACCACCCCAGTAGTTCAATACAGATAGACCATTATAAGTGTTACGATTCTCCCACATCCAATCTCCTACAGATTCCCATTCATCATCTCTAATAGAGATAGTAGCTGATACGTTGTGAGTGTTATCACCATTAACGTGTCCTGTTCTAATCCAATCTGTAGAGAATAACTTAACACGCTCAAGCGTATCTATAGGTGTCTCAGTACGTAAGATAGATCCTTCTGGTGCTTTCACTGGAATACGTACACAAACTGTATCATTAGGACGTAATACATCATCTTCACATAACTCAGGATGATTCTCCATTAAATACACAGCAATGTCTTCGTTCTTATTGAAGCGCATTGTGCGTAAGTAATAGTCATTGTGCCAAGCATGGATACCAGACGCTGTTCCTAACACCAATGATGTAGTACCTGAAGGTTTGATACAAGTTACACGAGCTGCCTCGTTTGTACCAATCTTCTCAGAGACCATTCTATTTACAGCTTTTGCTACTTCAGCAGCAACTGCTAAGTCATACTTCAAGATTTCTCCTGAACCAATACCTGTCATACCAATACCTAACAAAGCATCCTTCTGTGTAGTTTTTGCCCAGATAGGACGTAAATAGTGGAAGTCAAAGAATCCTGCTTGTAGTGTACCAAAGAAAGCAGCTGCTGCTACACGAGCATTCAAATCTTCTTGATCTTCTACATCAGATACATTCACCTCACACAAGTTACAGAACTGATATGGACGTAGAGCAATCTCACAACATGGGTTAGTTCCCCAGTCTAAGTTGTTAGTCCAATACAATCCTGGTTCTCCTGATCCTGATGCTTCTACACGTTTCCATAGAGCTTTGAATTGTTCTTCACTAATATCCCCACGCTTTAATACAGCAGAGTTATTAGCACGTCCACGTTGCTCATTAGTCTCCCACCAGTTACCATACTTAGATGTAATCATAGACTCATCGTCATGATCAAACAAACAAATCATAGCACTTCTACGGATACCACCAGCTAACACAGAGTTAGCAATGTGACACATGATATCGTGACACTCTAAGCTCGTTAATTTCTCTCCATCATGCTTTCTATCAAGGATAGCTTGAACGTGTGCTAGGCATAGCTTCAATGGCTCAGGACCTGGTGCTTTACCACCTGCTGTTACCAACGTTGCACCTTTCTCACGAATAGCACGGAAGTCAAACTTAGGCATTGTTCCTCCAGCTAAATAAGCTTTCACTAACATCTTCACTGCATCAGCCCATCCCATAATAGAATCTTCTATAAGATAGTTGCGAGACTTTGTAGGACGCTTGATCTCTGGTAGTTGACTAACGTGATGTGTTTGTACAGAATAACCTACACCTGTACCACCTAACAATAGAAACATAGACTCAGAGAAGCTATGGATGCTATCAATAGGAAGATAACAACAGTTATAGATTCTGGCATTATTCACCTCTGCTGCTGGCCCAGCAAACTGTAGAGCACGCATAGATGGTAAGATCTTTTTCTCACGAATCATCTTTGCTGTTTCCACAATTGCTTGTGACATCAGTGGGTATTTTGCAATCATCATGTCCTCATAACGATTGATAATTTCATCCCAAGTTTCCCTACGCTGCTTGCTAGGAATATACTTGGCATACTTACTAAAAGTAGTAATTTTTGATAGAGCTTCTAAGCCTAAATCCATATGTTTTTGTTGTTTAAATTTTAAAAGA